ATTATATTATCCCATTGGGAGGTAAATACTCTACTAGTTGCCATTAATCAGGTAATATTAAATCAATTTTTTGTGCAACCTTAATATGGGTATTAGCAATTTTCTTTAAACTTTCGGTCATAGAATTTATACTAAACTTTGTTCTATTTCTTTCTCCTAATTTCTTAGATTCAGCTGAATACTTATCATAGTTCTTATAAATATCAAGCATCTTAACCGCTGCATTACTATAATTTACATAAAACCATTGTGTATCCTTTAGTAAGAATTGATTTGCCGCACTTTCATCAACATTTTTCAATTGCCCTTCTAATAAAACTGCACCCTTTTCATCTAAGAAATCTAAGTGACCACTCCATTTAGAAACAACCACAGGCTTACCTGTCATACTGAATTCTAAAAGAGGTCTACCATAACCTTCCCCGTGTGTAAATGATACAGATGCTTTTACTTTTGGATGGTTGTATAACTTCCACATATCTTCCTCACTTAAATCTCCATGCAATAAATAGATGGGTGCTGAACCATTTACTTTAGAACTTGCATCTTCTATTTTTCTTCTCATCTCTTCTCTGTCTCTTACTGAAAATCCTGCTGAAGATGTTTTCATAACTAATGCAGGCTTTTTACCTTTACTTCTCGCAAATGCTGATAAGAAAGTTTGAATCAATCCTCCATTATCTTTTCTATCGTGGTATAATCCTCCTGGTAACCAATGACCTACAAATAAGAAAATAAAATCTTCTTCTATTTGGTCTAATAATTCTAACCCACCCGTCTTATGATAATCACACCCTTCAAATAAAACTTCAATTGGTTTAGTTAATTTATGCTCAGCTAAAATTTTCTGAGTTTCTTTTTCTTTTTCATGATATACAGTTCCAGCTATTCCAACTTTAGAGTGTTCGGAGGTTGTTATAATTAAATCCATTCTATTACAGCCATCTATCCAATCTTTAGCAACTAAATTTGTTTCAATACCAGCAGTTATACCAATATTAAATTTACCCATTCGTTGAAATTCATTTGGAACGGTTACCTGTACATATACATCTACTTCTCTATCTATAGATGTAACCGTATTACTATTAATCCATTTATGAAATTCATTTTCTGGATTCAATTGGTCCATTGGGCAATTACCCCACTTTGTTGATACTATCTTAATATCATATAAATCTAAATCTTTAAAAGATTTTAAAAGGTCTCTACTATGGTCTCCGTAACCACTTCTCGTAGATACCGGAGCCTGAAAAACTAATAATGGTTTTTGTGTCATAACTTTATTTTCCTGTTGAACCGAATCCGCCTTCGCCTCTTTCGGTGTTAGATAATTCGTTTACTTCGTTAAATTCGATTGGAGGGAATGGGATAATTATAATTTGGCAAACTCTATCACCTACTTTATAATTTTCTCTTTCTACATTATCTATTCCCTGTACTTTATTAAATGTAGCCTGTAACTCTCCTCTATAACCACTATCAATTACCCCAACTGAATTACTCAATTGTAAGTTTGTTTTTCTGATAGATGAACGAGGGAATACTAATCCTACAAATCCTTCAGGTATTTCCAATGCAATACCTAACCCATATGTGATTGAACCCAATGTTTCACCTATAACTGATGTTGCAACTAAATCCATTCCCGCATCTCCACTCTTTGCATAAGATGGAATAGTTGCATCAGGATGTATTTTTTTAATCTTTACTTTCATAATATCTTCTTCTTACTTTTGCACCCAATTCTTCATTGTTTGGTGTATCCAAAATTGTTCTTTCATCTATTGTTATTAGGTTTCTACTACTACCCATATAACATTGTCTACATAATTGTCCAGCTCCTTCAATATACCCAGTTCTAAAATCTATGTGAGTTGTTTTCAATGTATCGGTTTCTACTCCACATTGAATACATGTTTCAAATATATCAAATTCATCTTTTGAAAATAATTCTAATTGCTTTCCCATATTATTCTTTTATTTTAAATAAATCAAATCGTTTTCTAGGTTTCCAATTTTTAAATGCTCCTTCCATTCCTTCTATCAATGTATCACACATTCTTTTGGCGTGGTATCCGTTTGGCCCTTTGAAGAATTCATGTCCGATTAATCCTTTTTTCTTTCTTTCTTCTTTTGGAATATCATACCAATATCTCATTGCATCCGCTAAATCCTTAATGTCAATTTTATCATCAATAATATAAGGTGTAGGAACTGAACCCGTCATTGTCTGTGCTTTAGCCCATACAGGTTTAACCCATTCTCCATAAGTTACTTTATCCATTGAATCTCTCCAATTATGAAGTGAACCTATTTTAACATAATCTTCTGCAACTAATAATTCTCCACTATCCTTCCAACGGAATCCGCATTGGTCTTGTAATCCACCGGTTGTTAATACAATAATTGGTGTACCCGCCATTACTGATTCCGCAGTTCCTAACCCAAATCCTTCATTACCACAAATGTTAATTGATACATCTGAAATATTTAAAACTTGATTAAGTTGTTCGGTTGATAATCTTCCTGTCGAAAACTTTATATTAGTAGTAGGAGATATTCTCTGAATAACCGCTGGTAAATCAGTGCCATTTTCATCTACAGGCTGAGTGTGCATTAATAATAACACTTTATCTTTTTGCTCAGGTGTTAATGTTTTGCAGAACTCATCGTAAGCCCAAATTACATCAGATGGTTGTTTTCTACGAATGTTTCTGTTTGACCAATGGAATACAAAATCATATTTTTTTCCTTCAAACATTTGAGTCTTAAATGCATCTAATTCAGCACTCTCTGCCAATGGTTTGTATAAATTAGATACACCATGAGGTACATACGATACTTGCCAATCTTCTCTAGGTACCCAGGTTTTCCCGTTTTCTAGTTGCCCAACTCTTTTAGTAATACCGTAAGTTTGCTTTGAGATACACCCAATCCAATCACAACTTTCATAGTAATCTCTGTTGTAATGAGGGTCTGGTAAATCATCCCAAATATGATAGAAAAATATTGGTGTAGTTTGTCTTATTTCATGCTCAATATCATATAGCCATATCCAATATCTAGGGTCTGTAAAGTGTAGAATTGCATCTGGATTATGCTTATCTATTAATTGCTTAACGATGTTATAATCACCATATCCACTATATGGATAAATAGTTATATTACCCTCCGTTAAACCTGTAACCCTTCGTGCATCTTCTGATACATCAACTATTTTTCCTTGCTCGGGGTGGTTAATTGCTGCACCCAATTGAATCCAATCGTATTTGTGTAAACTACCCAATACTAATTCTTTTGACATAGTAGCTATTCCACTATGCATTCTTAAATCATCTGATAAAAGTAAGATTGTCTTTCTTTTGTTCGCCATAACTTATTAATAATCTCTTTTTTAAAATTGTGAACCTGATATTTGTAATTCTCCGAATGAGTCTATCTTTTGTTTAAAGATTGGGTCTTCTACATAAAGTGTAAGTGAGCGGTTAACTAATTTTTGTAAACTCATCTTATCATCTAATGTAGTTCTCTTAAATGAAGAATACAAATCTCTAAGGATTTTCACACTTGTTAATTTTACGTCCATATCGTTTTGTATTTGTATATATAGATATATATATGTATTTTTGATAAAACGATAAGTTTTTTGGATATTTTTTTAATCTTTATAAAGTGGACAGAGTTTTCTTTCTTTGAACTCACACCAATTACAAGATGTTCCCTTTTTAGTTGGGTAATCTATATCTCTATAGTTTCCTGCTTCGTCAAAAACACTATCTACAAATTCCATAAATCCTTTCCACGCTTTGTTTACTGATGGTTTACCACTTGCTGGCACATGCTTTGAGATACGAGGAATAGGATAATCAGCATCTTCCTTAACCTTTCTTTTTAGTATGTGAAATTCTACCTTAACTTTATCCTCACTTATGTTGTATTTCTCAGCATAGAATTTTTTGTAGATAAGAATCTGTGCGTTTTTAATTGGGTCTGATTTCTGATATTTACTCCAACCTGCAGTTGATGTTTTGAAATCTATAATTGTAACTGATTTATCCCATGTATCTCTAACGATAACATCGACAAATCCTATGAAGTTTACATTCTCTTTAATCTGCATATTAAGTGGTAACTCAATAGCAACTAATTCAAATCCTTTCTTATTAAAAAAACTTCCTAATTTAGTTTTGAAGTAGTGAATTATCTTTCTACCATCTCCGTAGAATTCTTCCAATTCTTCTTTTGTACAAGGAAATTCTCCTTCACCTAACTTCTCTTTTTCTTTGTTAAAGTTTTCAACTAATCTTTTTCCTAACAATCCATCTAAATCTAATGCCATTGCGGCTGTTTTAGTGGTGTTATACATTATATCCAAAAAGTGTTGTAAAGTTTCGTGCATAGCAGTACCAAATATCAAATGTATATTAGCGTTTGATACTGATAACTTATCTATATAATTTAATTTGTATTGCTGCGGACAGGTTGACCACATTGAATATTGTGAAAACGAAACTCTTCCCATAAATTATTTTTTACCTTTTTTTACTTTTTCTGTTTTTGGAACTTTCTCCTTCCCTTTGTATCCATACTTATCTTTTAAGTACTTCTTATACTCTTCTCCTTCCTTAATACAGGTTAGTATATGGTAATAATCTATAGCGGTTGATTTAGAACAATTGTATTCTTGTTGTAATAATTGAACAATGGCCTCATCAGATGTTTCCTCTGATTTGCCTTTGATATATCTAAAATAATATCTACCGGATGGTATCAACCCAATAAGTAATTTATAGAATATTTCAGGCTCCATTGTTTGTGTTAAGGGTTGGACCTGTGCAATCAAATCTACGAAATCATAATTCATTGAAAGAAATCTATGAATCATATAATTACTCCAAGTCTTCTTATCTTCTTCTGATAAATCTTTGAAGTAATCAGGTTTTTGGTCTTTTGATATTGCGTTTAAATGGTCAAATAATGTTTTAGCCATTAGCCTTTGATATAAGTGTTATAAAATTTTTGTTTAAATTGTTCATACCCAATTCTACAATTTTCCAGCCAGTCTTTAGTTCCTCCATCATCACTTACCCATTTGTAAGAAGTGATAGGTATTTTGAACTCTCTACAAACTCGAGTGATTGAGTATAATTCCATCTCAAAGATACTACAATTATTTAATAATTCCAACTTTTGAGGAGGGAAAGATTTAATTTTATCCTTTGTTATAAATGTTTCAGTTGTGAAGCATTTAACTCCCATATCCATTACAGGAAAAGAACCTCCATCTTCTTCAAATGGTGTAACCGAGTATCTTACAAATGGTTCTGCATCCATATCACCATTGAATACTTCTTTTACGGTTACTAATGTTCCTTTTTCTAATTGGAATGAACCACAACTTCCAAAGTTACAGATAAATTTAGGTTTATATTTTTGGATAGCTAATGCAGTTTTATATCCTGCATTTATCTTACCAACACCAGTGTGAATTATCGGTGAACCAAATAGAGTAGTTTCCCTATCTGATTCATCCGGTAATGCACATATGAATAATACTTCCATATTAAATTTCTAATGAACTTTTAGTAACTACAGGCTCTTCAGGTGTAGTAGGTGTTTCTGTTTGTGGAGCAGATTGTCTTCTTAATTCAGCTGGTAGTAATTCATCCATTGGTTTACCACAATTACCACATAATAATACATCCACAGGTAATACAGCATCTTTTGCAGTATTTGCTACGAATCTTGAAATCTTCTTAATCATTACCGCCTGAATAAAGTAAGGATAGTTACAATGAGGACAGTTCATGTCTTGTGCTTGAGATAAATCCACTCTAGGTTGTTGTGGTGCTCCTGGTTGGTTTCCTAAAATTTGTGCCATTTTGTTTTGTTTTAATTTATATTTAATTTTCTTTTCAAATTTTCTTTTAATACCTGATATATTTTTCTGTGTCCATTTTCGTTTGGGTGTGCATTATCAGGAGTTCCCATTGGTCTATCAGGTAGAAGAAACTCTTTCCAAACGGTTGTATCACTTCCACTATATACCGGCTCTATCAATATATCGGTTACTTTATTAGTATCATCTATTTCATCAACAAAGAAAAAACTTTCGTTTCTAAATGATTCATAAAACGCATTTCTTTCATCACTCTTTTCTGTTAAAAATCTAATCATTGATTTTGCAAAGAAATTAAAATCAGAAAATTCATAGTTTTTATATTCTAATTTATATCCTACAACTGGAACAGGTATATCAAAAAATAGATGCGTTATATTGTTTGCATTAAACCATTTGTGAACTAAGTATAAAGGGTATGTATTTTGCTTATATAATTCTTTCATATACGAAACCCATTTATTATGGTCAAAATCTTTTTTATACGACCAATAAGTTCTTTCATAAAATGGTTTGTAATCTGTCCAATATCCTACCCAATCATTTATTCTTAACTCACTTGCATCACACCCATATTCCTTTTCAAATTCATCTATTGAAAATGTATTAGTAAACACTTCCTTATAAAATCGGTTATCATAAAATGGGTTCTGTAAAAGGTCTTTATCAACCTGCCGTTCGAAGTATGTAGTTTGAAATAAAACTAATGCGTTCTTAAAAAAATCAATTGGCTTATTTAATATGACATTTGCTCCAACTATATTACCCGCGCCGTTGATAGATAAGTTTATAAGGGGAACTCCTAAGTCATCAGCAATTCGTTGACCGTATATCTTATCTTTATCTGCGTTCAATCCATATCCGAGAGAACACCCCCATAATATTACTTTATCTATAATTTTTTCCATACCCACATTGGTTCACAAAATCTTTTACCCCTTGCTTCCTCCGCTTTTGCTAATGCTTCCTCTGTATATCTACCCTCATCTCCTTCAATAATAGCACCTGCTCCTGCTGAACCAGGTCTCTTAGCCATTTCCATGCCTAAGCATCCTTCATATTCAGCGCCCAATGATTTGATATAATCGTTCATAGGGTTTGTAATCTCCACGTATCCCTTTTCTCTATCATTTGATTTAGCATATACATCAGCGATATTAACTGCCAAATAGCCCCCTTTGCG